CCCGCCGTAACCGGCATGAGGGTATGTTTCTCCCCAAATGCGCATCTCGCTCTTTGTTTCTTCAAATGTTCTCTCCGGGATGCCCTTACCTGCAATCAATCCCCGTGCCACCGCAGCGGTCATGACGGTATCATCGGTGAAGTGCGATTTCTCGCTCAGCAGCGGAAAATCCTTGTGCTTGTAATTGTTGTGGTCAAATTCATTAGGATAAACAGGATAACTATATCAGCAGGGGCCTCCGGGCTCCTGCTTTCTTTCTGTTCTGCCGCCGTTTCGTGCATAATGCCGCAAAAAGCGTCATTCTTGAAAACTTTTTGCCACAAATTGCCAGATTTTACTTGACATTGTCCCTTTTAGGGTCTATAATGAGGGTACAAGAAAACGATATGACCCAAAACGGGTAGGAGGACAAAAAGATGTTTGAAGTGACCTATCAGGAAGTAAACAAGCGCGACGAAGTCGTCACCAAGCGCAAGTCTTTCAAGACTGCTGCCGCCCGCGACAAGTTTGTCGAGAGAGCATCCCAGAAGGACAACTTCCTTTGTGTTCTCGCTTACGCTGGTTAATGGAGGTGCTCAAGATGTTCAAGAAAATCGTGAAATCCATTGCCGCCATCAAGACCGAGAACGACCGCGACGAGTGCTACTGGCAGATTGACCGTGCGTTCGAGGAAGAGCGCATCTCCTATGAGGACCACGAGCTCCTCTACGGTCTGGCCGGTATGGTTGAGGTCGCTTAATTTTTTTGCTTTCGCGTGTCCCTTTTAGGGGCGTTAAGCAAGCAGTAAGACCCGTTTCGGGTAGGAGGTTTTTATGGAGCTCTACAAGTACACCGGCAGCGTAGCTGTCCTGACCGTTCGCTTCGGCAAGGCCGAGACCATCACCCTCTACGACAGCTATGACGACAGCGTCGCTCCGGTTCGTCTGGATGTTCGCGGGGCTCTGGCCGAGTACATCAAGAAAATCGAGGGCACGGACAGCGAGGAGCGGTACATGAATCTCGACTGGTACTACGACTTCAATATGCTGCTCCGGCGCATCGAGGTTCCGGGCGTCCCGTCCGAAAAGTTCCAGATGGCCGGTGTCCCGGCCAAGGTCCTGACGCAGACCCGCAGCAATCCGGACGAGCTCGTCTGCTTCGGTTGCCCCGACTTCATCAACACGAGCAAGCCGGTCTCGATGGGTCAAGATGATTACCAGAACTTCCTCATGTGGAAGCGTGAGAACAGAGACTAAGGAGGTGCGGACGATGAAGCGTTACCAGATTTTGTACAACAAAGCCGGTTTCCCGCTCTGCGTTTGGAAGTCGTCCGAGGAGGAGGCCCGCAGCTTTGCAAACAGGTTTCGGGCTGCTGGGTACTCCGTCGATGTGTGGGAACACACGGAGACCGGCGCGCGCAAAACCGACATCTAACCCCGCCTGACGATGGCCGCTGGCGCCGGTTGAAACTATTTTGCCGTCCTTGGCAAGATGGTCGCGGGAGCCAAACCGCAAAGGAGTGTCTACTATGAAAACGAAGTCCTACAAGGCAACTTTCTTCCGCCACAATCCCCAGTTCAAGAATGGCGGTTACGTCACCGAGCGTAAGATTGAGGCCGTCTCGCTGCCCTCTGCTCGCAAAAGAGCCCGCGAGATTTCCGAGCACTGTGTATACGGCAGCATGGAGCTGCTCGACATCGAAATGGAGGCATAAGAGATATGACCGTTCTTGAGCGTTTGAAAGCTGCCGGGTATGACCCGGCCGTGTCCCTGTTCCCTGACAGTATCGGGAATGCCGGTTCCATGGAGTGCGAGCGTATCCAGATTCGCACGTTCTTCTGCCGTCCTCGCGAAAACGAGGCCGCCATCGGGGTGACTGCAACCGCGATGACCCACTTTTCCGACGGCTCGACCCGTCCGTATCCGGACGGCTGGCCGCGTAGCCTTGAGGCCAGTGTCACGCTCTACTTCGCTGGCGACGCGGAATTTCATTATTTCGGCAACGTCGCTACCGACCTTGTCGGCTCCGATGCCGAGTTCCGATACAGGCTCTTGAGCCGCTGTATTCAGGACTGCAAGTATTTCCTCGGCTGCGGCTCGCGTTTCAGCAAGTACCTCTGGGGCTGCTGCGTTGAGAATCATATTCAGGCCATGCGCATCCTGTGGGACAGCTTTTCCGACGACGAGAAGCCGGAGTGGACCTCTCTCGAGGAGATTGAGCGGTTCAGCAAAAAGATGCTTGAGGAGGAGATTTACTGATGGCTGCCCGGAATTTCAAGTTGTTTCTCGGCTGTCTCGGAAACGGCGTAACGGTCTGCAACTCTGCCGTGATGGAGGGCGGCGATTTCAAGATGGTCGCTCACATCTCCAACGAGGGAAAAATCACTTGGTACGTCGGCGAGGATTACCCGCCTGCGGATGCTCTCGCGAGCATCCGGGCCTGCGCGGAGCAGGAGCGGGCAAAGTACGAGGCATGGCTCAACGGCCTGTCTCCGGCCGCGCGCCGGGAGTATCAGCTCGAGCGGCTGCCACTCCCCGAGTTACTCGAGGAGCTCCGCAAGGCGAAGGAAGAAAGGGAGTGAGCGCAATGACCCGCGATATTCACGATTACGACAGCCTCAAGGAGGCATACGATGTCCT